CCGCATCATACGCCGATGTTAGCACAACCCGCACATACACATTCGTATTCGGTGGTGCATCATTGCAGAGGGTGACCGCACAGGAAACAATATCCGCATAAATACCCCGTTGGGCGATACTGATTTAAAGACAACCAACCAATATTCAAAGGGAAAGAATTATGGCACTTACAACCGAACTATTGAATGCCAACGCCGCATTGTCCGGCTTGACAGATGAACAGAAATCCGCAATTGTGGAAATGAGCAACAACGATGAAAACACCGTTATTGCAAAGAAAACCGGGGAAATTTTCGGCGGTTTGGATGCAGACATTTTGGCCGCATCCGGTATCGCAAAGAATGGAACCGAAAAGACATTTGATTACGCCAAAAGGGTAATCGGCGAAATCAAGGGACAGGCGGGAAACGCCGCACAACTGCAAACCCAAATTTCCGAACTGACCAAAGAGAAAGCAAGATTGGAAAAGGTTATTGCAGACGGTGGCGCGGATGCAGAAACCAAAAAGGCATTGGCACAGGCCAAAGCGGATTTGGCGAACGTAACCAAAGAATTCACGGACTTGAAAACAAAGTATGACAATGCGGAAGCCGAACACACCAAAGCATTGTTCATGACAAAGTTGGATTCCGAATTTGCGAAAGCAACCGCCGGAATCAAGTTCAAAGCCGATTTGCCCGCATCCGTTCAATCTGTATTGCTGACACAAGCCATTGAAAAGGTAAAGGGAATGAACCCCGAATACATTGATGATGGCAACAACGGCAAGATATTGGCATTCATGGAAAACGGGGCCGTTATGCGCAACGCCAACAACAATTTGCGACCTTTTACCGCATCGGAATTGGTTGCCCGTGAACTTAAAACGATGGGTGTTTTGGATGAGGGCAGACAACAGACCGGCGCGGGTTCGCAAGGCGGTCAAGGCGGAAGCGGTGGCGGCGATGGAACTTTTGATATTTCCGGCGCACGCACACAGGATGAAGTAACCGAATTGATTACTAAACAACTGATGTCACAAGGATTAATCAACGGTTCCAAAGCATTTGAAGATGCGAAAAACAAGATTTGGAAAGACAATATTGATGTAATCAAAAAATTGCCTATCCGCTAAAAAGAGAGTAAACAAACAACACCGGGTAATGGGTCAATCCGGCAATTTTCAAAAACAATTTAAAACAAAACAATTATGTCACTTATTGCAACAAGATTACAGAATTGGCGAGTTGAAAACCCGGAATTTGACCGTAATATGGCCCGCCCATTGGAGTATGGCGCATTGGATTTCTTCATTGAGCAAACCAACGCCGGTAACTCAATCATCAATCCCAATTTGCGCGACCGCGCTTTTGAGAGTATCGGAAACACCGTACAGGTTCCCGTTATCAATTACGATGGCGATGTAACCGTTTCCAACGTTCGTTCATGTGTCATTGCCGATGATGAAAACACATCCGCATTGTACACCGTGAATTGGGTAACTTTGGCCGTTGGTTTCACAATGGTTCCCCAACTTTACCGCAACAACGAAATATCTTACGAACACGACTTTGCCCGTAAGATGGAAAAGGTTTGCCGCGCACTTGCAACCGCAATGGATGTACAGGCAATAGCCGCGTTGGAAGCCAACAAAACACAGGTGTTCAAAGATTCTTTGATTTACACCGTTACATCCAATAGTGTTCAAGTTCCGTGGATTGCCCGCATGGAATTCCTTTCTGATATGAACGCCATGATGCGTGCGAACGCATACCCCGAAATGTTGCACGTTATCGGCGGGGCCGGGTTCGATTCATTGGTACGCAAGATGGCCGAACACGACATTTACAACGACGTCAACAAGCGTTTGGAATACGACAACAAAGTGTTCCATTACACCAACAACATTGTGAACGGTTCCGGCGTGTTCGCAACCGGTTACATTGTGGCCGATGGCAACGTTGGCGTGTTGACCCGTGTTGACCGCGAAGCGTTGAGCCGCACCCGCGCCAATTTCCACGAATGGGACGTTGTACGTTTGCCGTACATTGATTTGCCCGTGGGTTCCCACTATTACACCGCCGTTGGCGACCAATCCGCAATCGCCGGGGCCGCATCCGCCGATATGGTTTGCAACGTCAAAGAGTATTTCGGATTTTCCGTTGACGTGGCCTTTTTGGTTGCGTACAATTCCGACCCCACAACCGTTGCCAATCCCATCATCAAAGTTGAGGTTGCAACGCCCGGCACGGCCAATCCTTTTGCCGCGCCCGTTGAGGTCGTGAACGGCCAAACCAATCCGGTTTA